CAACCGCAGCCACAGCCGCTGGAACACGATGACCGGGCTGCTTTCGGAATAGAACGGGCTTTGCAGATGGCGCAGCGCTTCCTCTTGCGCCTGTCCTTGCTGCACGATCAGGCCGTTGTAGATTTTGGCGTCCTGATTGCGCTTCTCGCGCGCCTGCCGCTGTTCTTCGGTCAACCGCCGGATCGGCGCTTCCAGCATCGCCACGTCTTCGATGCCAAGTTGGCGCGCGAAGCGGCCCGCGACTTGCCGACCGCGCACTTCGCCGCCGCCCAACTCTTCCGGCACGTTGCGCCAGAAGGTGAGAATTTCCTGATACTTCTGCTTGATCATGTCGAGCCGATCGGCGGCGTCGTCGGTGCGCCCCAGGTCGCGCAGGAATTGCCCCATCGTGCCGCGCTCTTGAATCGGCGTCTGCCGCAGAATGTCCTCGCGCAACCGGCTGTAGTTGCGCTGCAAGTCGGCGACCGATTTCGACATTGCCTCGATCTGCGGCACCGAGCGCTGCGCCGACACCCCGGCCGCTTCCAATTGCTCGATCACGTTTTGGATATCGGCCGAGCTAAAACCGGTGCGCAGTTGCAGATTGCGCAGCGCGGTCAATTCCTCCGCAGCTTTCTTGAGGTTGAAAACCTTGTCGATCGCCTCGCTGATGGTGTCGGTCAACTTGGTGACCGCAGCGGCAGCGACGCCAGCGCCCGTACCCACCGCCAAGCCCATGCCGACAGCGGCGAGTCCACCTTCCTTGAAGCCGCTGGTGAGCGTCTTGAGCAGACCCTCGGTTTCCTTGGCCCCGCGCTTCATCTTTTCAAAGCCACCGGCTGCCTTGTCGGCTTCACCGGCCGCGCCACCACCGCCGCCGAATTCGCGCAGCCGCACTTTAAGCTGGTCGAGCCCGCCCGACGCCTGATCTTCAAGCGTGACGATGAGTCGAAGCTGTTCCTGTTGTTCGTCGGCCATCAATCGTCACTCTGTTCCTGCGCGCGCCGCTGCGCCTCGATCAGCTTGATGGTCCAATCAATGTGCCGCTCGACCGCCGACACCGGCATGTCGAGAAACAATTCTGGATTTTGATGGTAGCGGTCGGCGAGGCGGTAGCAGTTCAGGATGATGTCTACACCACCCACGCCGCCGCTTCCGGCAGAAAAAAATTGCGTAGCCGATACGCGCACGAATTATAGTCGCGCGGGTCCATGCGTTGCAGAAACGGTTCCATGACCCCCGACAGGTGCGCCATGATGCGCAGCATCTTGGCGTCGTCGATGATCGGGTCGAGATTGCCGTCGAGACGGCAGGGATTACCGCCCGCGCGCGCGATGTCGTTGGCGGTCGGCTCGCGAAAGTGAAGCTCGCTCACCATCTCACCCGCGTTGTTGCGCACCTGCTTGTGCAGCAAGCGCACCGTGATCGGCCATTCTTCCGGCGGCGGCGACGGTGCGTCGGTCACCGCCGGAATCTTGGTGGTGTCGTCCACGTCGTCGATCGGCTGATCTTCGACGAAGCCTTCGCGCATAGTGGGTTTGTTCATGGCTCACCTTGTTGCCACGCGAGGGAATGCCCTGGTTAGAGCGGGATTTCCTCGCAATTGAGACCTTCCCAACGCACGCGCAACTGACCATCGCGCGTGTTCTCTTCGAAGCCGCCTTTGACGGTGGCGTTGTGCAGCACGTACTCGAATCGATTGGCGCACTGCGCGATCACGGTCACGTCGGTTTGGAGGATCAAGTCTTCCAAGCTGAGCGTCGGGATCGCGGAGAAGTCGCCCTCGATATAGGGCACGCGCGGAAGCTCTTGGTAGCCGTGGACTCCGTCCTGCCCGGCGATCATGGTGCGTTCGACGGGCGACGGGGAAACCGTCAAGTTTCCCCGCAGGGCGTACTGCTGTCCGTTGACGGAAACGAACGCAATACCAGCAAAGCGTTGGGCCAACGCAGCCTCCTATTGCTCTAGCGATGTTGAAGGGGACGTGAAGGAAGGATCAGCGCTGGCGCTGATTACGCGAAGCCGCCGCCGATGATCGCGCCGCCCGGCCCGGCGATACCGGCGAGGCCGGTGTAGCCGATGATCTCGACATCGATGCCGCGATCGTATTGCAGGCGGAATTGCGCCAGCACCGCAAAGATGCGGAGTTGGTTGATCAGGTCGGGCGGGTAGAGGACGTTCAAGCGATTCGGGTTGTTGGGATCACGCTCGACCAGCAAGAACTTCTTGAAGTTCGACGTGTCCTCGACCAGCCCGTTCCATTCGTCCTGCTTGTATTGCGCCACCAATTCGGCCTTGGCGATGCCGGGCGTGATGATGGCTTGGCCGGGACCGAAGCGCGTCCCGTCGTTGGCGAGCTTGTGGCGGGGATATTTCGACGTGATCGCCTGCCGCTGATTGCGCAACAGCTTGGCGAGCGTCGCCAGCGTGGTCACGAGTTCGTACGCGTCGTCGCTCTGACCATAGAGGTTCAACTGGTACGTCGTTTGCTCGCGGGCGATCTGCGGCATGCCCGAGCCCGGCCAGCACTTCTGAATGGCGAGCCCGTTGTTGGCCAGCGAGTTGATTTCGTCGAACACGAAGCGCTTGTGCAGCGGAGCGGGCAACGTGCCGTTCAACTGCAACGTCTGCAACGGCCGCGCCGGATCATTGCTGAGCGCGCGCTGCGCCTTGGCGGTGTAGGCGGCGGTGAGTTCGAACATCGGCGTCGGCGTCGCCGTCTCGAACGCCATGATCGAGACCACGCCGCTGTTGCGGGTCTGGCCGAACACGATCAAGTCGCTGTACTCGCCGCGCTTGGACGAGAACACGTGACCGAAGTGCTGGCGCATCCATCCCCACCGGCCGGTATCGCTGAAACCGTATTCCTCTTCCCACGCCATCAACGACGTGGAGTCGGTATACGGCATGGCGACGTATTCGAATTCCTCTTCGCCCATGTTGGCGATCAGGTTGTCGAATTCCGGGGTGCCCGCGCCGCCTTGCAGATGATTGGCGATCATCGGGTCGGGATTGGTATCGTTCGGCAGTGTCACACCGAGCCCGGTGGGCGGAATCTCGCCGCCAATCTGACCATAGTAGTCACGCTCGACCCGGATGTCGTTGCCGTTGATGCCCTTGAAGGTGCACGTCAGATCGACTTCGGAAGCGGTCGTGCCGTTGACCACCGCCGTCACCGGCAAGTCTTCGTGCACCATGATGGCGTCCACGATCGCTTGCGCGACTTCGGCGGCGGTGTCGGTCATTCCCATGTTGACCGGCACGTGCTGCCCGGCGATGTAGAGATGCAGCGTGCCCGCTTCGGTCGGTGGCGCAGTCACCGTGATCTTGCCGGTGGACGCGCTCGCACCCACGGGCTCGGCGACCGGGCCGCCCCACACTTCGTTGGCGAAGTTGTTCTTGAAGAACGCCTTGAACATGCGGGCAAGCTCGCTGCCGATGCCGAACTTGGCTTCGGCCTGCGCCAAGGTGCCGATGGCGACCGGAATGTCGGCCGGTGCAGTGCCATCGGTATTCATCGTGCCGACCAAAAGGGCGCGTAGATTCAGCGACGGCAGACCGGCCATCGACGGATCGACTTCCACCCAATAGAGCGGGACTTTGATGTTGCTCGGGATTTGAGCAAAGCTGATAGGCATGGCAGTGATCTCCTACGTGTGAACCGACAGGCGAGTGGCTGCCGCGCGCGTTTGCGCTACCCGCCTGAATGGCCGCTGCTGTGGGACGTGGGCGAGGGACGCGGCTGTGGCGCGTGCGCGGCTGCCGCTTGACCGGCGGTGCCCGCGCGTTGCTCGACCTTCACCGAGCCATCGGCGATGCGCCGCTTGGTGAAGGTGTCCAACGGCCATTCGATCGAGCCGGTGGAACGGAAGCCGCCCAGGCGCGGGTGCTTCAACACGCGCCGAATGTCATCGTTCTTCGGCGTCACCCGCACCTTGCGGACTTCACGTTGTTGCCTTGCGAACGCCTGCCGCTCCTGGCGGCGCTGCATTCGGATCGACGGTTCCGGCTTTTTGTCCGGCGCTTTCGCTTCTGGCATTGGACTCTCCTGTCGTTGTGGTGAACGGGTCGGGGGGATCAGTGTCGGGCGGCAGCGGGTACGGCACTGAGTCGGGGTTGAAGTCGTAAACCATGGTCACTTGCTGCACGGCTTGACGCTCGGCGTCGGTGCCGCCGATCGGGAACGCAGTGCGGACGGTGATGCGCTCCAAGTCGTCGAATCCGTACGGATACCAAGCGCTGCCGAATTGCAGCGTGATGTCCCATCTGATCTGGCCGACCGGCGACTCGTTCTGTGAGGCGACGCGGCCCCATATGTGGCTGACGCCACCGAGTTCGACACCATCGAAGCCGAC